CACCGTGATCTGGCCGGCGATCAGCAGCGGCTGAATCGCCTGCACGCACGGCACCGCGCCGCGCAGGAAGTAGCCTTGGAAAGGCCGGCTGGTCACGCCGTTCACGTCGATCGCCGGCGACAGCAGGTTGCCGCGTTCCCGCAGGAGCGTCTCGATCGCCTGCGGCCAGTCCATCTGGTTGTCGACCTCGAGGACGGCCTCGCACGAGTACGGCAGTTGATCGCCGAACAGCGTCGAGACGAAGCCGTCGAGTACTTGGTACGACAGGCCGCGATAGGCGGGCACGTTGGCCGTGCCGAGCGCGGCGTCGAGGATCGGGTCGGTTAGCTGCGTGTCGCTGCCGGTGTAGTAGTAGGCGTCTGGATTCCAGCCGGCGGCGAAGACTCCAAAATAGAACGCTTGCGACAACGACCGCAGAATGGCTGGCGAAAAATCCGAGAGTGGAATAGATGGCCAGGCAGCAGGGTTGCCCGACCAAAGCCGCCCATCGATGCCGTTTCGGAGCGCCGCCCATACGCCGGCCGCCGCAAAAGCGCCAAGCGGGTTTGTGGAAGTCGTGTCTCCAAGTGCCTGCTGCTTGCGATACGTGACATCTTGGCCAGGCCAAATGCCGTAAATGTCCGAGCTAACTTGCACAGGCTCGTTGGCCTGCAGCACGTTTTGAGGCGGGAGATGGCTGTCTGTGCGGAAGAATGCATCGCCAATGGGTGTTCCGGCCGGAGGCTGTGGCCCACTGCTTCGTAATTGGCTGGCTTGAACGCTAAATATAGCGTCATCGATGCGCTCGACAGTTGCCGGCTGAAAAGGACTGCCCGCATATGCAACAACACCCGACAGCGGAGTCGTTGCTCCGAAGCGACGCTGCAGCGTCATGGTGCTTGGCGTAGCACTGCTGTGATCAGCAATCGCCGTGACTTTGAACGGCTTGAGCACGACCGCCGTGCCAGCCGTCTGCACCCAGTCGCGCAGCTGGATGTAGTCGCCAAGCTTGAACTTCTCCGTGAAGGCCGGCTGCAGCGTGTCGGCCATGGTCAGCACGACATCGGTTCCGTTGGGCTGCGCCAGCGTCATCAAGTGCGTACGCACTTGCAACTGGTTGCGCGACCGGAACAGCATCAGCCGACCGTTTCCGTACAGCGTGACGAGCCGCTGCGTCGGTCGGTCGTTGAGCGCCAGCGCGGCGTCGAAAATCACGCGTCGAAGGCTGGTCTGCGTCCCCGCCTTGCTGCTGCCGCTGGTCTCCTCGCGCGTCTTGCTGTCCTGCCACATGATGTGCGTCGGGACGCGAATGCGCGTGCCGATCGCCCACAACCGTGGCGCTCCTACGTCGTTGGAGCCGATCGGCGCGTCGAGCAGGCGCTCCGGCTCGCTCCTGTCGCCGGGCTTCTTCTTGAGCGCCGGCATGATGTAGTAGTAGTCCACCAGCGCAGCGCCGATGCCGACGGCCCAGCCGACGACCGGCACGGCGGCGAAGACGCCTGCCGCTGCTGCTCCTTGCACCGCTGCGGAAGCCACTACGCCACCCCCCGGATGCGCCAGAACGCCGCCGGCTCGTAGGCCAGCCTCGTGCGCTCCACGACCTTGGCCTTCGCCCAGGCGTGGACAACCCAGACCAGGCCGTCGGCGTCGAGCTGCACAGGGACTACGACGTGCCGCGCGTGCCGGCCGATCATCACCTGCATCATGTGGGCGTCCTGCATGCGCTCGCAGCGGTCAGCGTAGCCGGCGAGGCCGCTCGCCAGCTCGTCGCCAGTCGGGTGGCTGCCGTAGACCTGCGTGGCCGGCAGCACGAGGCCGCAGGCCGTCGCCGCCGCCCAGGGCACGCCCACGCAGTCGAGCGCGCCGCCGATCGTGCGGCCTCGGTGGCCGACCGGCGTGCCGATGCAGCTCGCCACTGCATCCAGGTACTGCTGTCGTGCGATCACACTTCCTCGGGCGGTGAGATGATGGCCTGAGCCGACGGCGCGTACGGGTCACCGCCGAAGTTCAAGACGTTGTTGAACTTGTCCCGGCACGTGCTGAGCAGGCCGTCGCAGCCGACCAGCACGATGGCCTTATCGCCTACCTGCACGTCGAACGGCGTCGGGGTCAGGAGCGTCAGCTTGCGGTCGCTGCTGCGGTAGTCCGCGATGGCGAAGGTGCGGCCGATGTTCGCGCCGCTGGCGAAGATCACCGCGCCGTCGCGGAACCACTGGTCGACCTCGGCGGCCATCGTGGCAACCTTGAACTCGTACCGCGCGCGGCCGCTCACGATCGTCGACACCGCGAAGCCCTGGCCAAGCCGGTATCCGATCGTCTGCGCCGGCGTGGTCTCGAACGGCTCGTCGAGTGCAACCGTCGTGGCCGTGTTGCTCAGGATCTTCCGCAGCTGGCCGCTGCCCTGGTTGATCGTGCCGGTTCCGGAGTTGGGCCGCAGCAGGACGTAGTAGTGCTGGCTGGCCGTGCTCTGGTAGCCGTTCACCGCCCAGCTCTGCGTGCTGTCGGTGACGCTGTCGATCGTCGAGCTGGTGGCGTTGCCCGTGTTCGTCGGGTCCAGCTGCGTCCACTGCCCGATGTCTTTCTTGCAGTAGCGACCGCCCAGCCGGTAGGGACACTTCGGGGTGAAGACGCCGCCGAAGCGGCCGCCCTGCGGTCGCTGGAGCTGCTGCGCGCGGCCTTCGAGCGTGGCGGTGAAACTGGCGCCAGTCCGCAGCATCTGCCGGATCCACCGGCGATGCCTGGCCAGCACGATCCAGGGCCGGACCCAGTCCACGACGACCTGCCGCACCTCGGAGCCGACGTAGTTCTGCGCGTCGATGTCGCTGGCCGTGATCGAGATGGAGTCGATGACGCCCTTGGCCTCCTGGCTGCCGGTGCGCAGCGCGGCCTCGCGGCGGTCGGCGGAAAGCTCGCCCAGGACGATCGGGCGGTAGGTGTCGCCCTCGAACGTCACCTGCCGGTCGTGGTCCGTGACCGCCAGCCGCTGGCCGTCGGGCCGGATGATCAGGAGCAAGTGGCACAGGCCCTTCGCCCGCGTGTACGCGAGCGAGTCCAGGCCGACGATGCCGGGGCGAGTCGTCACAGTGCCACCGTGGTGCCGACGATGGACCCGCCTGCGGAGACGACCGAGTACGGCACGCCCGTGACGTAGCCGAGCGCGTAGCCTGCCGCGCCGCCAGCCGCGCCGGCGACGCCGCCGAGACCCGACTGGCCAGCCGATCCAGCCGCGCCCGGTGCGCCGCCGCTGCCGCCGATCGGCGTGCTACTGGTGCTTTGCCCTCCGGCTCCGGCGGTGAGCAAGGTGCCTGGCTGCCCGCCAGTGCTCGGATCGGGCGGCGACCCTAGTGCCGGGCCGCCCTTGCCCGCTGGCGCTCCTGCGCCGCCGCCACCGCTGCCGCCGGGCCGGTTGACGCTGGACGCCTGCCCGCGCGCCGCGCCGCCGCCGCCGCCGGCACCGCCCTGGATGCGCCCGCCGTTCACGATCGTGGTCGGCGTGGCGATCCGCAGGGCCGGCCCGCCAGCCGTGCCCGCCGTCATGCCTGCGCCGAGGTCGGACATGCCCTGGCCGCCGTTGCCGCCGCTGCCGACGATGTACGCGCCGGCCTCCAGGGTCAGCAGGATGGTCGAGCCTGACGGGAAGGTGCCCGTGTCCATGCTCGGGCCGGCCGCCGCCGTGCCGCCGCCGATGACCACGTCGCGCTCGACGACCACGTCCAAGGCCACCGGGCCGTCGGTCGCCGTGTAGCCGAACAGGGCCGCCACCTCCTCGCGCAGGCTGACCCGGTTCAGCCGCGACGCCGTGAACCGCAGCTGCATGGGCTTGCGGCTGTCGTCGAGGCCAAACAGGACGCCGGCCTGCGTGTCCTTGAGGAACTCCCAGGACTCGCTGGTCGTGCTCGTCGCCCAGAGCTCGGCAGACTCGCCGGCGGCGAGCAACACGACGTTGGTGCCCGTTCGCGTGCGCACCTGCGTCGTCCCGATGCCGAGGTTCACGACGGTCACGTTGGGCTGCGCGCCGAGGCGCAGAAGGGCCGTGCTGGGCAGGTCGGTGTTGTAGTTGCCGGTGCGCTGGAAGACGTACAGCCGCGCGCCGCCGTCGGCGCTGTCCAGCCGGCAGCGGTAGTCGGCTTCTGCGTTGACGAACACCGCGTCGCCGCGCATCTCCTGCTGTGCCGTGCGCGCCATCAGTAGGACACCCAGTAGGCCAACCCCGCCGAGCGGTACATGCCGAGCCGCACGCGACCACCGACGCCAAGGAGAAACACGTTGTTCCCGGCGTCGTCCTTGATCTGCACGTTCTGTGTGCCGGTGGTGTGCAGGATCGTCAGCAGCGCCGGCCCACTGGCTTGGTACGTCGGGACAGGCAGGAACACGTTGACGCCTGCCGTGCTGGTGCCGAGGACGTGCAGCGCGCCGTCGTTCCACGCCAGCCGGATCGAGCTGGTCAGCAAGCCGTGGAACTTCGCGCCGCCGTTGTGCCACCGCTCCGGCTGCTCGACCTCGTTCAGCACCTCGACCACGTCGAGCTGCGGCAGGCTCCACACGTTGTAGGCGTCGGCCTGCAGCCGCGTCCATGCGTCCACGTCGGCCGTGAACCGCACCGGCACGTCGAAGCGACAGCCGGCAGTGATGACGGTTCCGTTGGCGGGAGCCGTGTTGAACACGATCTGCCCCGTGCTGTTGACGGTGAACGCCGTCGTCGGCGTGCCGTCGATCGCCGCCAACACCGTGCCCGACACCGGCAGCGTCAGCGTGCGGATGTACTCGTTGGGGCCGGTGATCTCGTACCGCTTCACGAGCTGGTACGTGGTCTGCGTGCCGGTGCCGCTGCCGATGAGCTGGTCGATGGCCGTCGGTGCCGTCTCGCCGTCGGCGTTGGTCGTGTAGTCCGACCAGTCCTTGATGCGGAACGAGTGCAGCGCGCCGCGCCGCGCAAGCGCGAACGCCTTCAGCGCCTTGGCCTCGCTGCTGTTCCGCAGCTCGCTGCGCAGGCTCATGCGATGCTGGCTCTGCGCCTGCCGCGCGACGCGGAACTCGTGGCCCGTCGCCGTCTGCTGGATGATCGTCGCGAAGCCCCCGCCGGCGCTGCTGCCGTACTGGAAGGCGTCGGGGAGCGTGATGTCGTGGAAGGCCATGGGTTACCCGCCGCCGGGGGTGTTCATCGGGACGCCTGCGTTGGCACCGCTCTGCGTCGGCGTCAGGCCGCTGACAGCGCCCCGGAAGATCGACGCGCCGATGTCCGCCAGGCCCTGCCGCGCGATGCTGGCGACGATGCCGGCGAACGCCTGCCGCAGCGTCGTGGTCTTCATCAGCACGTCCGCGAACGCCGCGCCGACCGTGCTGCCGATGTTGCCCGCGTAGTTGGCCGCGCGCTCCATGTTCTCTGTGATGCGTTGCGACGCCTCCAGCTTGCGCTTCTCGTTGAGCGCCACAATGCTGGCCATCTGTACGGCTTGCTCTAGCGCGCTGCCTATCCCGTAGCGGTCGCCGGTGCCGGTCTGCACCTCGACCTGCTGCGGCTGGAGTGCGCGGTAGCGCGCGCGAAGCACTTCTTGCGTCTGCTCCGGCGTCAGCGGGATGCTGGGCAGGCCGCGCTCGAACTGCGTGACCTGCGTGCCCTGCATGCCCGCCGCGTAGTACCGCGTCACGTTCTGGCCACCGGTGCGCATGTACTCGCGCGCCGCCGCCTGCTGTGCCTCAGTGCCGCGCGTGGCGAGATAGCGCGCCACGTCCGCACCGCCGCCGAGGCCGCCAGGGCCGAACTGCTGCAGGTTCATCCCTTGGCCAGTCCTCTGCACGTCATGGATGGCTTGGAAAAGGATTTGCTGCTGGCCGCCGGCGTCCTGCGGCAGGCCCAGGTAAGCGCGCGTCGAGGCGTCCAGCTTGGCCTTCTGCATCGCGGCCGCGAGCTGGTCGAAGCTGCTGGCAGCCTCCTTGGTGTTCCGAGAGAACAGCGACATCAGGCCGCCGATCGTGGACAGCACCGTCACCAACGTCATCAGCGGGTGCGCGCGCAGGATCGTCCCCAGCACCGAGAACGCGCTGCCGCTTGCGCCGACCGCGCCGCGCAACTCGCGGAAGTCCTGCACGGTCTTGCCGATCTCCAGCAACGCCCGCGACGCGCCGAAGGCACCAGCCGAGACGTTCAGCTCGGCAAACGCCTTGGCCGTCTGCGCGATGCCGCCGGCGACCTGCACAGCGCCGCCAGTCGTCTGGAACGCCTTGCTGATGGCCGCCTGCGACTTGAGGGCCGACTCACTGACCGAGTCGATCGCCCGCTTCGCCTGCGCCGCGCCCTGCTCCATCGGACGCGCGTCCAGACCCAGTTCGAGAACCTCGGCCACTATGCACCTCGCTGATGTGCGCCACGTAGGCGCGGTCCATGGCCTTCAGCAACCGGCACCACCGCCGGCGACTGGCGCCCTCGATGCCATGATCCTCGCACCACCGCGACAGCTCCAGCCATGACAGGCCCTCGCCGTCGCTGACGTTGCGGCCGTCCATCAGCACCGCCCAGGCTTCCCAGACGGGCACCAGGTCGGCGTCCAGCGTCGGCGGCTGTGTCGGTTCCTCGCGCAGCTCCTCGGGGATCTTCCGGCCCTTGCGCCGCAGCCATTCCCGCAGGCCCGCCTCGGCGGCCTTCTTGGTCGGGTCGTGGGTGCGTGTGAGCTGCCATCGCAGGGCCTGAATCAGTTTCCCGCGGCGCGGGCTTCCTCGTCTGCCAGAAGGGCCGCGCGGTCTTGGGCGATCCGCAGGATGCACTCCAGCAGGTTCGTCCACTCGGGCCGCGCCAGCATCTGCGCCGCCTCGGCGACGCGGTACACCAGCGGCTGCCCGCCCACGGTGAGGTTGCGCGCGCCCTTCCACAGCGTCTGGGCGACCGCCTGGGCGAGGATCGCCCGCTCATCGGCTGGTGACAGCCGGCGGTCTCGGATCTCCAGCAGGTAGGGCCGCCGGGCATCCTCAAGGGCGCGCTCGTACTCGACGCCGATCGGGCAGACGAGCACCGCCGGCCGGTCCTCGTGCTCGCCGCGCGAGGCGACGGCAGACAGCGTCCCGTCCGGCTGCCGCGACAGCAGCCACCAGACACCGCCGGACAGCTTGCCGGCGTCGAGCTTGCAGGTGTTGAGGTCCATGCGACCTTGCTACTGGCTCAGTCCCACCGCTGCAACCTGAGCGTGCAGTCCTGGGCCTGGGACCGATAGCCGCTGACCGTCATGGTGCGGAAGATGTCGCTGCCCGGACCCTGCACCGGCACCGACAGGTCGGTGATCTTGGCCTGCGGGATGGCGAACGACCAGCCGCGGCTGTTCGCGTCCGTCGCGACCAACCACAGGTCGGTCGCCGTGTTGCCCAGGAACGTGGTCTGGTCGTCCTGGGTGTCGAAGTAGGCCGACAGGTTGGCCGAGGCCGTGAACAAGCCGCGCGGCATGCCGACCGGGCCGAGCGCGGCAAGCTGCTCGCGCGGGCGGATGTTGTTGCTGATGGCCAGCGCCACCGACTGCGCCGGCACGTCCTGGCCGACGCCGCTGGCGTTCGACAACTGCACCTCCTGCACGCCGATCGGGTCGAGCGTCGGGGCGAAGGTCGGAGCCGCGTAGGTCGCGCCGGTGATGAACTGGTCCGTCGTGCCCGTGTTGCCCGTGACGATGGAGTCCTTGGCCTCGCACTGGAACGAGATGGTGGCGAGCTGGTTGACGGCGAGGTTGATCGAGGCCGAGTTGAACACGACGCCCCGGTAGATGTGCGCCCGCTGCAGGTCCAGGTGCGCGACCTCGACGGTGAAGCTTTGCTCGCTCAGGGCGTTGGTCGCCCGCACGCCGCGCGTCACGGTCACGTTGCTGGGCGAGCCGGTGAAGTTGGCGACGCGGTCGACGGTCAGCGAGGTCGTGCCGACGGTGGTCACGCGCAGGTAGCCCATGTCGGCGGCGAGTCCGCCTGACAGCCGGATGATGTCGCCGACGGCGATGCCGTCGCCGGAGAAGCTGCCCGAGCCACGGGTTACGGTCTTTGCACCCGTGGTCGTCGTGCAGCTCGGAACCGACACCGCCGCCGTCACGAGCGAGTTGCTCATCAGCGCGAACATCGCCGCGCTCAGGCCCTCGCCGCTGGGCGAGTGCCGCAGCTCGCACGTCAGCGACCCCGTCGCACCGCGGCCGACGCGCACCATGTCCTCGATGTTGCGGGTCTGGTTGATGATGTTGGACGGCGACTGCGGCACGCGGTCGGCCATTGCGTGAGCCGTCACCGGCAGCCGAAGCATCGCAGGAGTGGCGGGAGTCGTGCCGAAGGTGCCTTCGGCAACGATGGAGACGCGAGTACGGAAGCCGTCGGCCATGGTCAGATCGTGTAGTCAGCCTGAAAAGGAACGCGCACCACGCGCGTCACAGTGGCCGCCTCAATGTCCAGCGCACCGGACACCGTAGGCGGTGGGAAGAAGCGGATCGCGAACGGCGACGACAGCTCGACGCCTCGGAAGGCACCGACCACCGTCTCGGCCAGCGTCAGGACGGCGGCGTCGCCACGCTCGCGCGGCTGCTGCAGGCGTACCTCCATCTCGCCGACCGTGCGCCAGCGGCGCGGGCGCCCGAGCGTGAGCTGCCGCTCCTCGCGCACGGTGACCGTCACGCGCGCCACCGGCTGGTCGCCGGCGAGGGCCGGGCCGTTGTCGTAGACGGTGTCGATGCCGCTCGGCGTGGCCACCTGGGCCATGTAGCGACCGCGCACGGCCTCGATCGTCTGGGCCTGACTCATCGCAGGCCCCCGAAGACCTGGCGCAGGACGGCCAGCGTCGGGCCGACCACGCCGTTCGGGGCCTGACGGCTCCACGGCTTCTTGCCAGGGCCGCCGAACTCGATGACCTGGCCGTACGGCACAGGGCACGAGAACCACACCAGCGACGGCTGCATGAGCTGGCCGACGGTGGCCATCAGCTCCTGCACGACCTTGGTCCCGTTCGGGTCGACGCCCGGCAGTTCGCCGCGCGCCGGCACGTTGAAGGACGCCTGCCAGTTGCGACGCATGTGGCCGCCGAGGTAGCCGCGCCGGCGCAGGATCGGCAGGCCGCGAGCGCGCCGCCCTGCGTTCATCGCCCAGCCTTCTTCATTGCCGACCGGCGTGTTGAGCACGAGCTGCCGGATGGCCTCGGCGCAGACGCGTTTCTGAAACTCGACCGGCTTGCGGCGCAGGTTCTCGTCGGCCCAGTCGTTGAGCCGCGCCACGAACTGCTGCGGGTTGCTCACGCGATCACCTTGCCGCAGTCGCAGCGGTAGGCGGTCGTGACGCCCTGCACCTGGTACTCCTCGACCTCGATGATCTGGTACGGGTTCGCGCTGTCCGGGACGACGATGATGCGGTCGCCCTTGTCCGGCACGACGACAAGGCCCTGCGCCGGAACGTAGAACGTGCCCGTGATGCTCTGGTCGATGCCCTGCGCGGCGTAGCGGTTGATGTCGCGCACCGGCCCCTCGGCAGTCCACGCCGTGGACGTCACCGTCTGCGTCACCGTGCCGTTGGCCGCGTAGCCCGTCGCCGTGCGCGTCTCCAAGGTGATGGCCTGGCCGAACGTCGCCGCCAGCTCCGTCTCCAGCGCGAGGAACTCGTCGGCGAGCGTCACAGGTCCATCCATCCCCAGCTCGACGACCCGCTGATGAGGCCGGACGTGGCCAGCATGCGCTCCGCTTCGACGAGCTGCGTTTCGGCGGGCTTCGTGCCGGCGTAGGTCACGGACTTGGACGAGCCGGACGCCGAGGACAGCGACTCGGACTTGATGTCGGCCGTCGTGCGCGTGGTCGGGTTGATCGTGACGCCCTGGACGTGCAGGGCCGCAAGCACCGCCGTCGCCTGCTGCACCCGCAGCGGCACCACGTCGCTGGCGATCAGCTCGCCGGCGGCGTCGTAGGCGTAGTCGCGCGGCCAGTCCAGGGCCTGCGTCGTCGAGTAGCGGTAGCCCACCCAGCGACCGCCGTAGCGCAGGTCGAGCGCGCGGGTGGCCACCATCAGGGCCGTCTGCTTCGCGCCGCTGCTCGCCGCCGTCCAGGCCGCCGGCGTGCCGTAGTCGGCGAGATAGGCCGTGGCGAACGCCTCGGTGCAGTAGCTGGTCGCCGTGCTTAGTCCGCTGCCAGTTTCGACGACAAAGGCCATGCGTGTGTTTGCTGTCGGAGTGTGTGACCCTGCCGCACGCCCCTAGGACGCACAGCAGGGTCGGGCGACCGTCAGATCGGGACGATCCACATGCCCGCGATCTGCAGGTTCGGCGTGCCAGTACCTGAGAAGTGCACGATTTGCACACGCAGGAACCGCTTGGTGTTCTGGGTCGACGCCGCGCTGCCGATGCTCACGTTGTCGAAGTAGAACACTTCGCGACCTGCCGGCGGCGTATCGAACTGGTTCCCGGTGCTGCTTGCAGCGCCCAGAAACTGCAAGACGAGGCGCGTCGCCCCGGTGGAGAACGCCGCGTCATCAGCGCCGACGACGCTGATCCAGTACGAAGGAACCGAGATGTCGATGGCCGTCCAGTCCATCACGACGGCGAAGCGCCCGAACGGCGCGATCGACGATGTGTTGATGTTGAACCCAGGGGGCACAGCCCCCAGGTCCAACACCGTCGAGCCGTTGAACACGACGCCGTTGGCGCTCGTGAACGAGGTCGCACCGAGGATTCGGTTCGTGTCATCCAGCGTGAAGTTGTGGCACTGGTGGACCATCAGCGCCTCTGGTAGGTGGCGAAGATGCCCGCCGTGCAGCTGCCGGCCGCGCCGCCGCGCACCCAGCTGATGCGCATGTACCGAACCGTCTCCTGCTGCGACGCCACCGACGCGCTCGGGTGCACGACGTTGTTGACGTGCACGACGTGGCGAGTGCCAGGGCAGGTGTCCACCGGCTGGCCGATCGAGGCCGTGTCGCCGAACGTGATGGTGCCCAGCCGGTACGCCGTGGCGAACGCCGTGTCGTTGCTGCCCTGGATGCTGTAGGCGATGAACTCGCCGGTGCCGACGGCCACCGCCGACACGTCGAAGATCACGTCGACTTCCTGGTAGCCGCTGCCGAGGTCCACGACGAGCGAGCCGCTGCCCGTCGTCGTGTTCGTCGTGCCAGCCGCCTGCAGGACCATTGCCGAGTCCTGCAGGAACTGCATGTTCTGATGTGCCATGTTGGTGCTCCTTGGATCAGGCGACCGCCACGAGGTCGGCGATGGTGTGGAGACGCGCCACGCAGCGCGGGTGGATGTCGGCGAGGTTGCAGTACCACTCGACGCGGGTGCGGAAGACCGGCTTGCTGTCCTGCTCGCCGAGGTCGCGCACGTCGACGCCGCCGTTCTGGACCATCTGCAGGCCCATGTCGGTGTTCGACATGACGTAGATGGACGTCCGGTTGCTGCTCGCGCCTTCGTTGAAGGCGAGCTGCTGGAGGTTCGTCGCCGTGCCCAGCACGTCCGCCTCGATGATCGGCAGGCCGGCGTAGCTGGTGACGATCCGGCCGAACTCGTCGCGGCTGGTCGAGATCGACGAGCTGTTGCGCAGGAAGGCCGTCATGTTGACCTTCATCTTCTTGCTCATCAGCAGGTGCGTCGGGTTGTCCACGGCCTGAATCGACTCGTCGAGCGAACGCAGCGACAGAGCGTCGCTTGCGCCGGCGTTGCCGATGATCTGGTCGGCGTTCTCGCCCGTGTCGCTGACGGCGTTGCCGCCGAAGCCAGCGCCGAATCGCGCCTGCAGACCGTCGAAGCCGTTGGCGTTCGCGGTCGCGCCGGGGATCGCCGTCGTGCTGCCCTTGATGATCTGGTGGGCGATCGTCTGGCCCAGCAGCTTGGCCTTCATCTGCTCGTGCGCCGCCCGCACGTCCGGCCCGTGCGTCTGCACGAGGAAGCGGTCGACGTCGAGGTCGCCGCCGATGATCTTCAGCGCCACGGTGCGCGTCTCGACCGAGCCAGCGGCCTCGCCGTACGCGCCGTTCACGGCGCGGAACTCGACGCTGCCGAGGTTCGCCTCGCGCGTCCACGCGAAGCTGTTGCCCTGGATGCTGGTGAGCGCCAGCGCACCGAGGAGCGGAACCTCGGCGAACGTCTGGAGGACGGCGGCGCGCTTGAACTCGCCGTTGTTCTGCGCGATCAGCGCGGACTGATAGAGACTGACTGCCATTGGTGTTTCGTGTTGCGGTTGTCAGCCCACAACGGAACACCAACGACCGACAGCCCAGAGCTAGCGCGGTTCCGTGTTTGCACGGATCAGCTGTTCCCTTGCGGGCAGAAGTGTCTGCCCTGGGTTCGCTGCGCGACCGGCACCGCCGGTCTGCGAGCCGCCACCGGATCCCCCGGTGCCTTGTGCCACGAACAAGCCGCGCGTCGAAGGTGCTTCCCGCATCTCCGAGATCAGCTCGTCGAATCCCATCGGGTCACTGGAACCCGACTTCTTCGTGACGCGAGGCTTCCCGCCCGCGTCGACGATGGAATGCTTGAGGTTGCCATCCGCGTCCTCGTCGACGCGGATGTACTGCTTGGCCAGCGTCAGGATCGCGTCCATCGACTGCGACCCGCCGAGCTTGGCCACGACCGGGGCGAGTTCGCCCGCCACCATGCGCTCGCGCAGCGCGGCCGTCCGGGCCGTCAGCTTGCCTTCGAGCTTGGCGCGCTCCTCGGCCATCTTCGCGTTCACGGCGGCCTTGTAGTCGTCGATCTCCTTGCTGCCCTTGAGCTGGCCGGCCTGGAGCTTCTCCAGCGCCTCGCGCGCCTCGGCGGCCTTGGCCGGGTCGATGCCGTCGTAGGCCTTGACGGCGGCCTTGG